ATGGATTATATAGGTATTAGTCAGTCTATTGGTCGTGTCATTCGTAAGGGAGACATCACTAAACAGTTTGGTCTGGTATGTATTCCAGTATATGATAAGGTGGGTATCAGTACATCAAGAAAAGTACAAGCAGTTGTTGATACAGTATTCAAAGACGGTCAGCCTGCTATTAGCATAGTTCGTAGTTAAACTATGCTATAATATAAACAACTATCATTTAAAACTATGCACGATTCAACACTTGATTTATTTGCAAAAGTAGGTATTGATCCCTATGATATTGAAGCTCTGTCTGCATATTATGAGGTTACTTGTGATTATTATATACAGGAGTTTTTAGGATTGGAGGATTTACTAGATTGAGAGATACAATATTATTCGGAGATTGCAGAAAAACAATTCCAACAATAACTGAACCAGTAAAAATGTGTGTTACTTCACCACCATATTACGGACTTCGTGACTATGGTGGAGAGGAGAATCAAATCGGTATGGAAGAATCACCAGAAAAATATGTTGAGCAATTAGTTAATGTATTTCATAGTGTCAGGGAGGTGCTAACTGATGATGGAACACTATGGTTAAACATAGGAGATAGTTATTATAATTATCGTAGTGATGGTAATTATCCAAAACAAACAGTAAGTAAAACAAATCAAGATTTACCCAGTTTTTCCCCTGTTCGTGGGAATAAGTTAGAGGGATATAAGAGTAAAGATTTAATTGGAATACCTTGGCTGTTAGCATTTGCATTAAGAAAAGATGGGTGGTATTTAAGGCAAGATATTATATGGAATAAACCTAATCCAATGCCAGAAAGTGTAAGAGATAGATGCACTAAATCACATGAATATATTTTTCTATTCAGTAAGAGTAAGAACTATTACTTTGATGTAGATTCAATAAAAGAATCAACTATAGATGGTAAAGGATTAAAGAGAAAAAAAAGTGTATGGACAGTAAATACTAAACCATACAAGGGAGCCCATTTTGCTACGTTTCCACCTGAGTTGATTGAACCTTGCATTAAGGCTGGTAGTCAGAAGGGAGATATAATTCTTGACCCTTTTATTGGATCAGGAACTACTGGTATGGTCTCAAAATCATTAGGTCGTTATTATATCGGTTGTG